TGTTTTGCGAATCCCTTTTTCTTCGGTTTTAGATAGTTCACTCGGTACATCATGCCAATGTCTAATTACTCCAGAAACAATAACCATATTAGTAGTGAGCAGACTGACAAATATGATGCTGCGAATGATAGCAACATAATTGTCATAAGGTTTTGTTTTGTCATCACTAAAACTCCCTAATGAATACTTCCATATCCTCCACAGTTTCAGCATAACGATTCTTTCTTGTATAAACGTATTCTAATTGATCCCATTGTGTTGGATAACAAAGTAAAAGTGTGTGAATATATTTGTGTCTCTCATTCTTTGTATATTGGCAGTTAGGTTTTGGTTTGATACCAGTTTCAATCGTAACATACATATCATCATAAAAATATACCCAACCCTCAATGTTCATGTGATCTGACTTCCACTTGACATAATCATCAACTTGAGGAATATACTTCATGAGAAAAATGCTGCTTCCAATGGATTTAGGTTAAGTTGCATCGCAGTATAAGGACGAGTATCACGAACACATACTTCCTTACCTATCTTATTAGAGTTGATGGGGGCATGGTAAGTGTGCGTAGTGCTTCTCTTTGTTGTTTTTGTTTTACAGAATCCCCAGATTGTGCTAACAGGATCACTACTATAAGAGTAAGTTGCGTGATGCAAAAGCCAAATAGAAACCACATTTCGCTTGAACTCTTGAACATAGTATGAGTATCCTTCTGGTGCTGTGTGTGGGAATCCATCAGGCAGTGAGAGGTTCATCGGGAACGCAAATTGAAGAGGAATCTGGATATATTGTACTAGCAATATAGGTTGCTAGATCTCTAGTAGGTGACACTACATCCACCGTCACATAATAATCGTAGATGTCACCACCTGGCGTATCTTGCATGGGTAGTTCTACATGAACACGCCAAACATATCCCTTCTCAAGTAGTTTGGGATAGTCCATTACCATATCAGGTTGCATCTTTCTTCACCACTTTCTTTGGTTGATATGGATGTTGTGGTTTATGTTCCCTGTCCATAGGTTGAGATTTAGTTAAATCTCTACGGGACTGATTACTAATGATGATAAACGCATCTTTGTTGTACTTACGCACACCATAAGGTGTTGCCCACTTCTTGTTGTAGTTCTCACCCTGATGAATACCAGAAACTACAGTACCACCAATCTCCACCACAATGTCATCACCCTCTTCCCACTTTAGTTTTTCAACCACTGAATTGATCTGTTCAATGATAGTTGGAGCATCCATAACGTGTTCTTCTGGGTCAAGTTTTCCATTCATGATGCGAATTTCACTCAAGTTCATATATTATATCATGAAAAGAAGAACTCTTCAAGATAGTAATCAACAGTCACCTCAAGTTCTGCTGCTTCCCTCTCAATTTTAGACCAAAAATCTTCAGCAAGATCTTCGTAATACTTTTTTTCTTGGTCAGTCATAGTGTGATGAATACCTTGTTAATATACAGAAGATTGGGGTGTGATGGTAGAAATGTGGTCAGTTCAACCACCGTCCACCTGACATCCTAACAAAGCACCACCAACAATGCCCGTAGGAATAGCCCACAATCTACCTTCTTTACGTGATAGTGCAGCACCTAAACCACCACCAGCAATGCCACCTAAAATAGATCCTTCTATACAGGAATTGTCATCATGACGACCCACGTTGGGATGTTGTTCTTCATATCTAGTATTAGGAGCATAGTTAGGGACATATCTTCTACCTCTACAAGGAATACGAACTTTCTCTCGCCTAGTCTTTACATAACCAGGAAACTTACTGGTTCCAGGCACATATTCTTCAGTATATTCTGTGCGATAACACTTCTCTTCTTCTGCCCATCCTGGACGAGATGAATATCTACTGGGTTTTGCATCTACTGGCATAGCAGAAGCAAACAGAATTAGTGCTGCAAGTGCTAGTTTCATTTGATTTCTCATTTGATAGTAATTTACATTAAAAAAGGGTGCGAGTCAAGCACCCTTATGACACTACTCAGATTGTCTTGCCTTTCGTACAAGATATTCTGCAAAATCTTCCATCTTATCAGGATGTATTGCCCTAATATCACACTCCTCTACCGCAACTTTAATAGAATCGATTTCATTTTGATTCAATTCTTTATTTTTTGGTAGAGTCATGGGCAATCTCCTTGTATGTGTGAACATCCTAACACGAATGTCTCACATTATCTATAACCTTAAGATTCTCTTTCAGTTTGCTTAACAGGAGTTAATGGTTCAATTGATTCCATTTCTTCCCAAACACTTTGTAGATCTTCTGATTTCCAAAAGTCTTCCCAATCTTTTTCGGTTGCTTCACTAATCATTCTGCGTCTCCTTCTTCCTTAACTTTTTCGCTGCTTTAATGCGTTTCTTCACCAGTTTAGCAAATCTCACATCTTCCGCAGTATACCAGTCAGGATGCTTCTTTGCACGTTTAATGATAATTTTTGCTGCTTTTTTGTCCTCCATAGCACATACTTGAACTGTATGTGCTATTTATTTTAGTAGAGCTCTTCTTCTTTCTCAGTTTCGACTACACAATCACTGGTGGGATAAGATACACACAGCAATGCAAACTTTGCTTCAATCTGGTCATCATCCAAGAATGATTGGTCGCTTTGATCTACAGTACCACTGACAATCTTACCTGCACAGGAAGAACATGCACCTGCACGGCAAGAATATGGCATATCAAATCCTGCTTCTTCAGCAGCATCTAGGATGTAAGAATCATCAGGGCAGTCAATAACACTTTCGGTCCCATCAGGTGCTTTAAGTGTAATGGAGTAGTTCATGTATCGTTTTGTTTGTTGTGAATATTATATATTACAGAGAAATGTTTGTCAATCCTCTTCTGTTTCGGTTTCAGGTTTTTTGTTGAATCCAAAAGGACCAACACCTGGAGTGTCAAAATTACGACGTTTTTGTGCCATATCACAGACAGTTTCCATCACCTTAATTGTATCTTCTACAGTACAATTCTCTGGCATATTACGATGCACGATATCAAAAAGTGGAAAAAATTCCTTTGCTGCATCATTCACCTCTGAGGGTGTTAGTGGATCATACTCTTTCATCATTTGCCTCCGGTTTCATAACCAAGTTTGTCATCTTGTTCTTTTAGTTTACGCATACGAATGTCTTCGTGCAGTTTTGCAATAGCAGCACGGATTTCGGGAGTGTCATCATACTCCCATTCATCATTCTTTTTGTTCTTAAATGTTTTTTTACTCATAGTTTTTCTCATTCATACGTAATTAATCCATCCAGACACATAATACTTAATTCCCTTATTGGGTGCTGATTTGTGCATATAGTTAAATGATGCGGGAAAAATAACACACCTTCCCTCTTTCCCAGAAACATTAGGATAGTACATAAAATCTGTTCCTGAACAGTCATTCAAATAAAAAGACCATACCAAAACCCTTTTGGACATTTCATCACTCATTCCATGCTCACAGTGCCATTTCTTAAATCCACCATTCTTTCCCTCAAATTTTTTAAAAGTATAGAAGTTATAATACTCCAGATGATTAAACACACAATCATTCAAAGTAGAATACTTTTTTCTATACTTAGTAAAACATTTATTAAGAGAAGTGCTGATAATAGAAGTGATTATTGTAGGATCAGAAAATGAAGGGTCATCAATTTCAAGAGAATCTTTAACATCCCTACTAATTGTCCTTACACTATTTTTAAATACTTTACCTTCTGTTTTACTAGGATTCTTTTCAAATTGAGAGATTAATATATTACATTCTTTAGAGGATAATGCATTATCGTAAATTCCTATAAATGAAGGACTAAAATTTAAATTCATGAGCTCATAGTTTTCCTCCAACAAATCCATCACCAACAACTCTGGTATATTGTTCTAATGTACCATCCTGCTCACACTTAAGGTGCCAGCGTGTCATTAAAGTAACACCATCTTTAGTACCACCAGTCATCATCTGGCGACCTTGCTTTGTCATTGATGAATACAAACCATAACGAGTCTTCCACACATAAAATACCTCATCAATGAGTTCTGCACCATCAGGTGGATTTGTGATCTCTTGTGGCATAATAGTTTGCAATTTGTCTCTCTAGTTCGTATTTAATAGGTGAAAGATGTGCATATATGTAATTTTTATATGCATTATTCTCAGTTAGTTTAGCAACATTATTAATTTGTGTCAAGGCAATATTTAACCACTCACCTTCAGTTGTTTCATATTTTGGTGGATTAAAATCATCCATTACTTCTTACGCTTTGCAGTGCCAGTAGTGTTTCTAACGGAATCCACGCGGGAGGTTCGTCTTTTACTTGTACTTGAACTTCCGTTATTACTTCCTCCAGATCTTTTCGATACGTTTGTCTTGTGTTTTTGACTGGACTTAAGGGATTTACCGTCACGATTTAATACCTGATAATCTTTTGGTTTCAGTTTATATCTATCAAGATACTTCTGCAAGTGTTCTTCACACTGAAAGTGACACACTGTGAGAGCAATACCTTTTACATTATGACAATCTTTGTTCACCTCCAATCGCCATGGAAATGTTTCATAAGGGAACCGAATGTTAAAGTCAGAATCAAGAATACTAGAACGAATCATTCATCCTCCAAATCTGTCCTTGGTTGATGTCCATACTCAATCACAACTTTTTTCCATTCATTTTTTGAATCATTACAATTCAAATATTCAATAGTACCACCAACCTCTTCGGCAATACTATTCAATCTCCATCGTGGCAGTTCATTATTTTTCATTAGTTAGAACGAAGTGAATTTAAATACTTAAGGACTTCTTCACGAACATCCATCAATTCATCATAACATTTTTGATTACGGGCACACTGTCGAAGTGAATGGTCTGGTTTATGTACTGACTCTATAAAGATGTCAAGTCCACGATTCCACTTCTCTTGTTTACTTTCGTTGTCTTCAAGACTATTTTGATCCTTCATTTAATAACCTCCCAATGATCATCTGCGGATTCATTCATCCAAAAAAAGTATTTACCACTGATAGATGCAAGGAATACTTTACCATCTTGACGTTTTTCTACACGGCAAGAATGTAGCAAATCCATCTCATTAGCAAATCGGTTCTTAGCCTTAGAAGTTCTAGGCTTTACACAGAGAAACTCAG